CTCTTCGCCGCATGTTTCACACGTCTCGGCTAGGCAGTCGGCGCACAGCCAGCCATCCTTCTCGCCATTGTCGGCGGGAATCCTGTTCACGAATCTGCCACTGCCAAAGGCGGTGGACTCATCGCACTCAATACATCTGTCACCCACATCAATCATCGCTCAACCTCAACCTTGCTTTCATCAGCAGGCTTTGCGCTTCGTGCAGCTTGCTCACGGCGGCATCGACAAGATCATGCTCCGCCTGCTCGTAGCGTTCGTCGCCAGTAAACAACAACTCCGACGATTTATTCACCGCACGACTCAGCAGAAGTTGTGCATCCCGATACTTCTTGGTTCTTACTTTGCCCATCTGATCTTCCTCAAAAATCTGCGCTTCGTTAGACGACGACGCTTCTTCGATAATTCGTCACCCGACTGCCCATGTATGCGCCGAACAACGTGACCATTCACCGATACCTTGCCGGTTTCCAAATGACCGGCACGGTACGGCTCCTCTCTAAAACTCAAATCTATCGGCCCCCAACAATCCCAACCGAATATCTTATCGAATTCGCGATCAAGCAGATTGCCGTTGTGTAGGGCGGCGAGACGCATCCGGTGAAAGATGCGCCTCTCCTCTTTCTGTTCTTCTGTCAACTCAGGATGGTTGTCCATCACTAGCACTCCGGATCAAAGTCATGCCACTCTTGGGCCTCGTCAGGCTGACCATCAGGCTGCTCAACCCCGTTCATCTCGTCCTGTGTCCTGTCATACACATCCAGATTCTGTGAGCCATGCTTCGCGGCCCACGAATCACGGCTCATCCACGATGCATCCTCTTGCATGCCAATCACCCAATCATTTACTCTACCCATCATTCTGTCCTTTCAATATCCTGTCGAACGCCGCCGATACTTCCTCCGCGCGCCCCGGTCCATAGTCGTTTGGCCATTCAGCAATCTTGTCCAACATCTCATCGACGCACCACTCAATCACATGCACCGCTGTCTGCCAGTCCATTTCCTTTGCCTTCCAATGCCCATGCTCATCAACCACATGTCCCATTAGTCTGTCCTCTCTTCTACTTCCACACGCACATCTTCAATGTTGTCATCCCAGATAACGTGGTTTAATTCTTCCCTAGCTTCATCATAGCTGTCTGCCTCAACATCAAACCTGTGATAGACAATCACTTCGACCTTCCATCTCTTTGTCATCAATAGTCCTCCCTCGGCTCCGGATCAGACCAAACCTTCTCGCCTGTTTCGCCGTGATAGCCCCTGTCATACTCAGCAATCTCCTCGGCAGTCATCTGGTCCTTTTCAATACGACCACCACATGTCTGGCCATACCACTCCCAGTGCGGGTTGTACCGCCGACCATAATACCTGTCCGCCGAACCACGGTCCTCTGGACTTCCATGTTTAGCCATCCCAACGATCCTCCGCCTCGATGATGCCCTCGACAAAATACATGTGCTTCTTCCGCTTCAGCTTGCCATCCTCGAAAACATAAATGCCGTGCGGCATTGGCTGTTTTGCGCTGTATCTTCTCTGCACACGATACACATATATCCTGTCCGCAAATTGCTGGCCTTCCTTCAACGGGAATGCCTCGCGAGTCCGCGCTATCTTCTTGCCCAACTTTGTGATCGTGTCACAAATCGGAAGCAAACGGTTCGAGACATGCTGACCATCGTCCCCGATGATTTGTTGTTCAGCGTAATAACTAGGCATGGATGCCCTCCTTTTGTTGGGTATTGATGTATAGTACAACAATATAAAACAATGGCCAAACACTTTGTGACGTTTTGTATAAGCCTTTTCTACGGGTAACGTGTTCGATGAAAAAAATTTTGAAAAAAGTGTCACAAGTGTCACAAAACATGGTTTTTGGTCCGCGAACCATTGTCCTGCTTCAAAAACGGCTGTGACACTTCGTGTTTTTAAAGTGTCACAACAAGACAGATAAGTGTCACAAACAGTCTGTTGCCCTAGTGGTACGCGCATGCTTTTTCGAAAAGTTTGACGAAACCCAGAAAAATTCGTTATACACAAGACATGGGACGCCCTGCTGGATTGACCGAAAGACAACGCACCTTCGCCAAGTATTATGTCGAGGGTCGATACTCGAACGCAGAATGTGCGCGCAAAGCCGGTTACGCTGAAAAGAGTGCCGCCGTACAGGCCGCCAAACTTCTCGACGGCCACAGTTTTCCTGATGTCCCTGTCCTGATCAAAGAAATGCGAGAGGCACGGGAACGCCGGTATGGCGTCACGCTGCTCAATCAACTCAAACGATTTGAGGAGTTGTCTGTCGGCGCGGAGGAGGCGGGGCAGTTTTCCGCCGCGATCAATGCCGAGAAGATTCGATCTTCGCTCGGTGGGTTGACCATCGACAGGCGAGAGTCCACTCACGTCCATCAGCTTGACAAGCTTTCGCGAGAAGAGATCGTCGCCCGTCTGGCTTCGATCCGTAATCAATACCCCCACGCCTTCAACGATATGAAACAGGTTGTCGATGCCAAAGACAGAAGCGAATCTATGGAAATCGTTGAAGCAGATTTTACCGAACAAGACACACGCGCAACGGGTTGAAAACCGATCTACGCAGGGCATGCCAGACGTGTACATGTGCATGGATGGTGTGCCGTTCTGGCTTGAATTAAAAATAATTAAAAATAATCGGGTTCTGGTGTCTAAGTCACAGATCGCGTGGAATCTGGCGCATTCCCGTTGCGGGGGCGTTAGTTTTTTCTTGCTGCATGCACCCTCGACAGGTGATGTATTTTTATTTGAAGGCAAATATGCGCTCGAAATCCATGGTTCGCGGATCGATGACCTGTGCGCCTGCGGCCCTGCGCCTGTATGGTATGGACCGCTGCGCGAATTACCTGCGAACCTGCGACCTGCGGCCCTATCGTTATCGAGGGCAGGTATCGAGAGATAGATCGAGCGATCTATCGAGCGATTAGTGTTGAACGATTGCAATGGATTTAGCTTTTTTGGATGCGCCGGCGCAAAGCTTGCACGTGTCACATGTGGCGCGCCTGCCGGCTTCTTTGCTGGCGGGGCACAATACTTCGTAATCTCGGACAATTTGGTCTATGTTCTGGACCACTCGAAAGGTGCGCTTTCCATCTTGCCAAGCTTTAACTGCCTCGGCCTCGGTGTCTGCGCTTATCATGAATACGTTGGGATCTACTGCGACGCCGTCTAGATTATCTTGGTGGCTATAGGCTGTGTGGCCTATGGCACGGCTGCGGAGACTGTCCCAGATATACGACGGGACAGCGGCCCCGTCGCCATATGTACCGATTCGGACCATACGTCCCGCGCCAATCTCGGCAATGTTGTCATGTCCGGTTATGACGGGATATCCGCCCTTTTGTAAATGTTTCCAAGTGATCAACACGCCCTGAAACAGTTTGACATAACACTTGCGGCCCTTGGCATGTTTGCCCGGCGCGTCGGCTGCAACGGCTTCGCCCCTAAACTTGCAATTACCGCAGATGGCATAGTCATGGCCAAGCTTGTTATTCAGCATCGGGTCCAGCCCGTTATCACATAGGATATATGTCTGGACCATGTTGCCGGTTTTTGTGTTCCGGCTCTTGGCAATTGCTATTGCCACAATGGGTTGGCCGTCAATCAGAGACGGTCCCCTATATATGATTCCTGATTTCATGATTTATACTCCGATCTTTGAAACATTTTACAATAAAATAAAACAATTATCAAACGCTATTACCTGCGGTCTGCGGCCTGCGCCTTTATGGTTATCCCCGCCCGCTGCCTGCGGGCCTGCGCTCGAAGAAACAACCTGCGAACGCAGGTTGTTTGCGGGCACTCGAAACAAAAAAGCCCGCGCCGAAGCGCGGGCTTGGTCTCGCTGACTAGGACAGCGAGAAGATGCCACGGGTTCCATAGTGTTCCCTCCATTCGTCCGTGGCTTGAACTAACACAGCGACCTGCAAGATATCTTTAACGTACATGTCGCCTATGTCTCCGTAGGCTCCGGCTGCCGGTGATTCGCCCAGCACGAACCAACGCGCGTGTTGATTGTCCTTTTCTTTGTCCGGCCGCTGCCATGTCTTCAAAACTTTCCAAGTCATCGCACCGGCTTGATATGTTGCGTATGGTTCGGCTGTTCCATTGCGGATAGCTTCCACCGAGATTGATTTTCCGAAAGGGTTGGATTTCCTAGTCATCGCTTTCTCCTTTTGTTTAACGATAAAATTATCTTACACGATTATACAACAAAGTAAAACATTAAATGCGTTTGCTGCGGCCTTGCGCGCGAACAAAAAACCTGCGAACGCAGGTTTTTTTACGAGAGCAGCAGGTAAAAAAGGACCGGCGAAAGCCGGTCCTTTCTCTAGGGAACTTCATGATCCGACTGCCTTTGGGTATCGGTTTTTGAGATCGAGTCTATATCGACCATTCACCAGTTCGATGGTTGTCCATCCCAGTTTCTTACGCAGTGACCAGATGGTTGAGTGAACCGTGTTTATCTTTAGCTTAGTTCTTTGAGCCAACTCAGCAGCGGATAGATCGGTGTTTCGAAGAAGCCTCCAGACTTTCCGCTCACCTTTGGTCAACCCACTCACGGCCTGCACCTTCGCCTTTGCAGTTGGCACCTCAACGATATTCGCGCTGCCGGAGACCCCTTTGGCATTCTCCAACGCTTCGGTGAGCGTGACCTTACGCTGCATTTGATTGTTGATGATCGAGGTGCATGTCTCGATCTGCTGCTCGAGCCACTCAACGTGGCCCTGTTTTACAATTGTCTTCATAGGTGTCTCCCTAGTTAAGGTTGGTAGTCTTACTACCTTACACGAATGTACAACAATGTACAACACTTATGTGCTCACTTTGAGCGGCGGGGTTACTGGGTCGATATGCTCACATTGAGCCGCTCATTTTAAGCCCCTGCCCCCCTTGCGCGCGTAGCATACATATGCGCTAGCATATGTATGCTGGGTTGATAAATTCATTGGCCCGTAATATCGTTCGGACATGGACACGGGTAACTTAGACCTCCTCCCCGAAGAAGTGCTCAAAGAGATGTTGATGCTGGAAGAACAGCGTCAGCGGATCGAGTTGCGTGAATCGGCGAAGGATAACTTTATGGAATACGTCATGCATGTGTATGACGGGTTCATTGTAGGGCGGCATCATAAAATCATTGCTGAGAAGCTTGAGCGCATAGCATCGGGTAACTTGAAGCGTTTGATAGTCAACATGCCGCCTCGTCATTCGAAGTCAGAGTTTGCTTCGTATTTGATGCCTAGCTGGTTCCTGGGTCGAAATCCTAAATTAAAAATCATTCAGGCGACGATGAACACGGAGTTGGCGGTACGGTTTGGCCGCAAGGTTCGTGATTTGATTGCCGACCCGATATATCACGATGTTTTTCCTGACACGGATTTGAAGGCGGACAGTCAGGCTGCTGGTCGGTGGGAGACGAGCGTGGGCGGCGAGTATTTTGCTGCTGGCGTTGGTGCGGCGATGACGGGTCGTGGTGCGGATTTGTTGATTATTGATGACCCGCACTCGGAGCAGGATGCGTTGTCCTCGTCTGCTTATGACAACACGTATGAGTGGTACACATCTGGGCCGCGTCAGCGTTTGCAGCCTGGTGGTTCGATCATCATTGTTCAGACGCGGTGGTCAAAGAAGGATTTGACGGGCAGGTTACTGCAAGCGCAGGCGGCTGATATAATGTCAGATCAGTGGGAGGTAGTTGAGTTTCCTGCGATTATGCCGTCGGGGGAACCGTTGTGGCCTGAGTTTTGGCAAAAAGACGAGCTTTTGAAGGTCAAGGCTTCGTTGTCCGTGGGCAAATGGAATGCACAGTGGCAGCAGAATCCGGTATCGGAAGAGACTGCTGTCATCAAGCGTGAGTGGTGGAACGAGTGGGATGAGGAGGACATTCCGAGTTTAGACTATGTAATTCAGTCTTATGACACGGCGTACAGCAAGAAAGAGACTGCTGACTACTCTGCGATTACGACGTGGGGTGTGTTTGAGCCGCATGGTAATGGTGATCAGCATTTGATTTTGTTGGATGCGAAGCGTGGCCGTTGGAATTTTCCTGAGTTGAAGCAGATTGCTTTGGAGGAAAACGAGTATTGGGAGCCTGACATGATGTTGATCGAGGCCAAGGCGAGTGGTACGCCGTTGGCGGATGAGATGCGTTTGTTGAATTTACCGGTGCTTACGTTTTCGCCTGGTCGTCGCAAGGGCAGTGGCGGCATAGATAAGATGACACGGATGCACATGGCATCGCCGATTTTCGAATCAGGAAAAGTTTGGTATCCTGCGGCGCAGAAGTTCGCGGACGAGGTGATAGAAGAAGTTGCTTCTTTTCCAAATGGCGATCATGATGACTTCTGTGATAGCATGACAATGGCTCTGATGCGTTTTCGTCAGGGTGGTTTTATCAGTTTACAGGGCGAAGAGCTAGAAGACTGGTTGCCCTCTAAGAAACGAGACTATTACTAATGGTAGCTGTTCCACAACCCAATCCTCGTCGTCGTCCGATGACGGTCCCTGTACCACCGCCCGCGAACCGTGGTGCGGGCATCATGACTCTTCCTACACCGAGACCGACTCCTGTTGAACGTGCGATGGCAACTCGCAGGCCGATCCGCGAACCACGGTCCTTGGCTGAGACATTTGCGGAGGGCCGCGATGTATTACAGGGTGTTGGCACGGGTGCGATTGCGGGTCTTGCTGGGTTACCGGCTGATTTAACGGGGATTGCTTTTGGTGATATTCCGGCAATCGTGAACAAGTTGGTCACTGGTGAGTCTATCAACCAGGAGGAGTCTCCGTATTTTCAGCAGTTAAACGAGTTTCGTAAGACGTATGGTGCGGAAGGTGTCATGCGGTTGATGGGTGCTGGCGACAGGTTGGACGCGCCGAGTGACAGTGACGATGCGTTGTCTCGTGCGGGTGTAAATCCGTTTAGGCAGGGTGCATTTGTTGGCGAATTCCTTCTTGATCCGTTTGCACTTGCGAAGGCTCCCAAGGCGTTGAAAGCGTTACGGTCTCCGTCGGACGCGGAGGTTGCTGCGTATGATAGATCTCTTGCTGCGGGGGCGCAGGCTGACGCGCAGCAGCGCCTGCAGCTTACGGATCCGGATCAGGTGATAGATCCGGGGCCGGGCAGTATTCTTGACGCCTTGGACGAGGCGCAGGCTCAAGAAGGTCTTATCGATTCGGTTGACGATCGGTTTACGTTTGCGCCTAACACGACGCAGGAGTTGATTGACAGCTTGAATGGTCCGGATGTGGTCAGCATCAACCCGGACATAATTCCGGGTGGGCCAGCCGGCGGGGAAGGTGTAACTGTCTTTAACTATGTTCCTGGGTTGAGTGACGCTGATCTGACTACAGGGACTCGTCTTGAGCGTCCTTTTAACTATCACGAGTTTTCGGAGGACATGTTCGACCTTACGGGCCGCCGGATTCCTGAAGGCGCTCTTATTGCGTGGCCGGAGCAGTTGAGGGACGACTTTTTCAGTTTCTTCCATAACAGTCCGCCACGGTCTCAGCCTACGGGTGAGGTTGTTACTCCGGAGGTTCGCGCTAGTGCGGAGCCGACTGTGCCACCTGCTACAGCGGCAGAAGACCTTATAGAAGGAACTGCTACCGAGATAGTGTCGGAAACCCCGCAAGAAGGCTTTACGGGTGTTGTAGACACACCGTTGATCCCCACGAATCGCGTTATGCCTGCAACAGCATCGCCGGATACACAGGTTGCCCGCCACAGTGTGATGACGCGCAGCATTGATCGTCAGGGTGAGATTGTAGACTATTCGCCTTTTTATCAGCTTATAGACCGCTTGCCGGACAACCGTGCGATGTCTAAGGAAGAAGTCCTTGATTCGTTGCGCGGTGGTTTTGGGGAGAGTGTGAACAGGGATCGTGAAGGTTCCAAGTTTGTAGAGTTCCTTGAGAAACACGCCCCGAACCAGTTGTACCGTGGTCAGGTGATGGCGTTCTATCGGGACTACACCCCGCAGCTTCGCGTCAAGACTCTTACACGGACTGAGCTTGATGAAGCTGCCGCGCAGGGTATTTCTGCTCCTGTCGGTTCTCTGACTGATTACGGCCAGAACTCTGTTCCGTCTTCGGCGGGCGGAGAACCAATGCACATTTATCTCAACAACCCGAATTCGACCATTCCGTTCACGGACGGCACCACTGTTCAAACGCGGGGCGGCACGGGGTCAGGGTATCAGATGCGTGGTGGCACGATTGCGGATCATAGTATCGGTGCCTCGGGTGGTCCGGGCACTAGCACTACGACAGAGTCAGGTGTTCCGGGTTATTTCGGCCACATTCGTCTGGAGATTATTACGGATGATCAGGGTCGCAGGGTTGGTGTTTTGCAGGAGATGCAATCTAACGCGGCGGTTGCGGAGCGGAAGTTTGCGAAAGGCCAGGACACGGACTTTAACTTTTTAACGGGAGAGGAGCGGTACAACATTGACGAGCTTCGCAGTACTTCTGAAGGTCTTGCAATTTTTGATGAGGCAGCAAACTCGCGGGTGCTAGAGCCGGGTTTGGCGGCGGCACAGCTTGACACACTTAGTGACTTGCGTCGGGACGCTACCGAGAGGATGGGGAATGATCTTCAACTTATTGGCGGTCCAGCGCCATCGGCGGACGAGACGTTTGAAACTCTTGAGTCGATTTATGATAACGCGCCGACAGGAGTGCCGACAGGATTGGACCTTACCGCAGACCTGATTCCAATGCAGCGTGTGGTTGCAAAGCTGCTGACGAACGATTTGTTGAGTCACGCTCGTGGAGAAGGTCGGACGGCCAACAGCACTGGAGTGGATACAACACTCCGGAACTTTCAGATCGGACACATGGGTGCAACAGAGGTTGGCCCGTCTCATGCCAGAGCCACTCGCTTGGTGGGTCTCCTCGAAGAGGGCAATCTTGAAGATTTTCTGGACGCAGAAGATATCGCCACGTTCAACAGAGTGTTGAAAAAACGAGCCACCCAGCACAGCACCACAGATTGGTCAACACAGGGCCGCAATGCGACCACGGAAGCGTCGGCTATGTTGCCCGCAGGTGAAGACTACATCACCGTTATTTACCGAGACATGAACACAGCAGTGGAAAACGGGCAGGAGCCGCTTGATTTTCTCCGCAGCACAAGGGTGCATACAAATGCACTTATCGGGCATGACCCCGGCTTGTTTGGCTTCATAACCGAGGCGTTTGACGATGTCCCGATGCAGTCTACGCACGAGTCGATCCCGGCTATGTCTGGGCGGAACATGCTCCATCGGATTATGAACGACGTGACTGACGCGCTTGAGGCAGAAGTGCCGATGCGTACACCCGAAGATGCCAGCAAGCAGGAGATGAACAATTATATCGACGGTTTGGCGGTGTCGGATGAGCGTAGAGCGGAGTTGAAAAAAACCTTTGATACGTGGCTTACCACTATCAATAATCCGAATGCCCCACAGGCTTATCGTCCTGGCTCTCCTTTCTCTGGCAAAAAGTCAGATGTATATTTCTACCAGTTTGCCCCGCGCTTGATTCTGGCAGAAGCTCGGAAGAAGGGGCTTGACGGCGTTATCTTCCCGAACTGGGAAGATATGCACGATGTGGGTGGTCGCCCGAGTCAAGAAATTGTGAAGGAGATTTACGACTCACATGTCAAAAAAGGTTTGACACAGGCCGTAGACCGTCAAGATGTGGTAGAGATACCAACTATCAAAGTTGGTCAAGAAGACCTGTTGCACAAACAGACAGGACGGCCGCACAGACCTGCTCGTGCTGTTTACTTTGGGGATGGGTCGTTGGGCGAAAAATTTGATAACAAGCTGATCCGCCGCGCAAAAGGCGGCCCCGTAGACTTGAGACCAAAAAAGCTGATACACTCGGGAATCGGCGGTATGGCAAGGCAGGTGATGTAATGGCAAAGAAAAAAGACGACATTAAAGACGAAGAGCTTCTGGCAAAACTTCGTGACAGGTTTTATGACCCAAAGCCGGGCGAGACTGATTACTCGGCGACGATGTCATTTGACGAGTACATCAAACGTATTGGGCCAGCTAAAAAGGCTGCCGGCGGCATGGTCAAAGGTTTTAGCCCGATTGCTCGTCCGCAGAAGTTCAAAGGAATCTTTTAATGGCAATTCCTCCACAGACAGTAGACATGGCGATGGGTCCGGGTGGCCCGGTGCAGCAGATGCCCGAAGAAATGACAGTCGAACTGCCTATGGAGGACATGCTTCCAGAAGGCATTGAGATGGCTGGCATGGAAGAGATGGTCGAGGTCCAGGCTGAGATGTACGACCATAACGCCAATCTCGCCGAGGTTCTGGATGACTCGACACTTGGGTCGTTGTCGTCTGATTTGCGGGGCAAGGTGGATGATGACAAGGAATCCCGTGAGGACTGGGAAGAGGCTATTGCCAAGGGCTTGAAGTTGCTTGGTGTGAACTACGAAGAACGTAACGAGCCGTTTATGGGTGCAAGTGGTGTGCACCACCCGCTTCTGAGCGAGGCGGTGACGCAGTTTCAGGCGCAGGCGTACAAAGAGATGCTGCCGGCAGGCGGACCTGTGAAGACCCAAATCCTTGGTGCATCAAACAAGATGCTGGAGGATCAGGCCCAGCGCGTCAAAGACTACATGAACTATCAGCTTATGGAGGTCATGGACGAGTACGATCCGGACACGGATCAAATG